ATTTTAGTGATTGTATTCGTAAGGCAGCGGAGTGGAAGTGCCAGCGATGCGAGAAGGACTACACCGATAGGCCGCAGGGCTTGCAGTGCAGTCACTACATTTCTCGTGGCCACTGGTCAGTCCGTTATGACCCGAAGAATGCACTGTCGCTATGTGCCTATTGTCACAATTACTTAGAGGGTTTTCCTACCTCGCACACTCAGCTTTGGCGCGAGCAATTTGGAGGTATTCATGGACGAGACGAGACTGACGCGAATCTTAACGCGCTTCTTGAAAGGGAAGCCTGTAAGTCCCGGGGCCAGTACGCCCGAAACAACATCAAAGCAATCTCAGCTCACTACAAGGCAGAGTCAGAACGCCTTAGCGAGCAACTCGAGCTTAAAGACCAAGGAAGGGAATATGACCTCGAAGTATACGGATACGTTAGACGGTAACGACCTGCTGGAATTCTGCAACACGTTAAAGCAAGAAGAAGCCGTCACCCTTGTCTACATCGAGGGCATGAGTAGGCGTGCTGCAGCGAGGAAGCTGGGCATCGATGACAGCTCTTTAAGGGAGAGGTTGCAGCAGGTACAGAAACGAGCAGACCAAGGCAGGCGCGGCAAGAACCTCATGGCTCCCGGCGGCAGCAGGGTCGGCATCATAGGTGACACCCACCTGCCCTACGAGCTGGACGGTTACCTTGATTTCTGTCTGGAGACGTTTGAGAACTGGGGTGTGAATAACGTCATCCACATCGGAGACTTTGTTGACAATCACAGCCTATCGTTTCACGACAGCGAGCCGCTACTGCACAACGTGCTTGGTGAGTATGAGTCAGCCTTCGAGCGGGCTCAGGATTGGTATGAGGCTTTTCCGGACGCAACGCTAATCATGGGTAACCACGACCGCATCCCGGCCCGGCAGATCCGCAAGCTAGGCATGGAGCCGGCGATATTTATGCGGCCAATTGAGGAGCTGTTTGGGATGCCGTGGAAGGTAGTTGACAGCGTCGAGATTGACGACGTGCTTTACCACCACGGCGAAACCTCCGGGGGCGTTAACGGCTTTCGCAAGGACGCAGAGCAGCGTATGCGCTGCACGGTGTCGGGGCACAACCATAGCAACGCAGGCATTTCAGCCACAGCTACGGATCAGGAGCTGGTCTGGGGCATGGCTGTCGGCTGCGGCGTTAACCACGAGCACATGGCCTTTGCTTACGGCAAGCATTTTGCAAAGAAGCCAATTATCTCGTGCGGTGTAGTGATCGATGGCGTGCCGCACGTCGAGTATATGAACCTCGGCAAGAAGCTGAGAAGGAGGTCGCATGGGATTCGATAGCAGTTATGCGGATGACCTGCAGCGGGAGGAGCTGCAACAGCTAATCATGGATGCCGGGCTTGTGGAGGATATCCCTATGGCGCTGATCCGTGAATTGTGCGGGCGCAACGTGATCGACTGCACGAGGTATCACGAGGCGTGGAAGAAGCTGGAAGAGGAATACCACGAGCTTGCTGCCGTGGCAGAAGAGCGGATGGAGGCAATCGGATGAGTATTGATCTGGCACTTGGCGACGTAGCGGTCGAGATAGAGCGGCATCGTGCTCTGCTTTCAGATTTGCAGCAGGTAATCCTAGACCTGATTGAGGGCGATGATGATAAAGAGGACGCGTGGAATAGAGTCTACTTACAGGAGTACGGCGAATGAGCGTTAGGACCTTTGAGGATGAGTTTTACAGAGCGGTCTCTTGGGCTCTTATGATCCTGACGGCGCCCATCTGGATTCCGTTAGGTCTATACATAGGCATGACATACCACTGGGAAGACACCGTGCCAAAGGAGGAAGGCGATGAGATATAACGCGACACTGTATTTCAAGAGTAAGCAGTCAGCACTGGACGCTGGCTACTGTGACGCGGTAGAGACCGACGAAGACGACTACCCGTACATGTCGGTGGTGACGTTCTTCGCTGACCACTACGACGTTGAAGAGGACAACGATCTGTTCGAGGTGGATGTATGAGTATTGATGCAAAGCCAGAGGAGTACGACGCGGTGACCAGTCGCTTCTACGACAACCGGGCGCCCAAAGAGGTGCCCTATGTGCCTGACCCGGTTAATAAGCCAGACCACTACCGGGTTGGTGAGGTTGAGGCCATCGACTACATCGCGCAGCAGTTAGGCAGCGGAGTTAAAGACTACCTGCTTGGCAATATCCACAAGTATTTACATCGCCACCAATTTAAGGGTTCGGCGCTGCAAGACTTGAAAAAAACTGAGTGGTACTTACGGAGGTTGATTCTTGAGCATCAGCAGGGAGGCTAAATGAAAGAAGAGAACCGCTTTATAAAGCTAAGTAGAAAAGATGTATCGGAGGGCATCGAGAGAAAAGGTCAGCTCGACTTTTTAAGCTGGTCGGTAGCATGGGCTACGTTATGTGAGGAATACCCGGACAGCAGTTACTACTTCGGTGAGACTCAGACGTTCCCTGACGGCAGCATGATGGTCGAGGTTGGGGTCACGGTTGAGGGCCTCACTCACGTTATGCGGCTCCCGGTCATGGATAACCGCAACAAGAGCATCCTGAATCCATCGTCTAGAGACGTGTCGGACGCGAACATGCGATGTCTAGTTAAGTGCATCGCGATGCACGGCTGCGGCCTTTCGCTTTATTTGGGCAAGGTCAAGCACCTGATTAGTGAGACTTTGTTTGATAAGGCGCAGGGCTTTATTACTGCCGGTGACGGCATGGGGTTGCATCAATTTCTGGGGACGCTGTCAGAGAAGGATCAGGTTGATCTTTTCAATGGCGCGGAGCCCGGAGCCAAGGTCGAATTTAAGAAGGCGCATCGTGCCACGCTGAAGCTGGCGAATGACTTCTTAGATGAGTGTGCAGCAAGCATCGAGTCAGCCCACGAGTCGCAAGACACCGTGCTGCTGGGCGAGGTGATCGGTGAACTCTCCACCTACGAGAGACAAGCAGTCTGGGGCCGCCTCACTGGCGAGCAGCAGGAATTTATCAAAGCGACAAGGAGTGCCGCATGAAGCAATTTAAGAAGGTAGTAGCAAGCACAGGTAAGTACACCGACTCACAGGGTAACGAGAAGAATCGCTACTTCACTGTCGGGCGTGCGTTTGTCAGGGAAGACAAAAGCGTGTGCATCAAGATCGACGCCATGCCAGTCGGCCCAGACTTTAACGGCTGGTTAAACCTGTACGACCTTGACGAGGACCGCCAGCAAGCTGCAGCACCGGCAGCACCGGCATCAGTTACGGGTGGTGACATTCCGTTCTAACCAACCACTAAGCCTACAAGGCCCTTCGGGGCCTTTTTTATTTCGGAGGATTTATGACTAAAAGAGTATGGCGACCACTTAACACAGTGGGCCTAGTAATCATCGGCGCAACCGTGGCATTTGTAATCACCTACAACATACTGGAGCTGTCGCGTGCCTGTAGTGCCCTTTGATGCCCTTCAGGAGCTGTCAGGCTACAAGCATTCTAGTAAGGTGATTGCGTGGCTTCGGGAACATCGCATAAGATACGTCATTGGCGGGGACGGAAAGCCCCGGACAACCAGTGACTTTCTGAGCGAGGATCTCGATGGCGAAAAGCAAGCTGCCACCATACTGTTTGAGTGACAAGTACGGCTATCGATACAAGCCCTATCTAGGGCGCGTACTAGGCAAGATCAAGTGGGGGCCGACAGTGTTCCTAGCCACACCAGACGCCACCATGAGCGAGGTCTGGAAGGCTTACGAGGAGTTGACCAGTGGGCCAAAGGATACGGTGGGATGGCTGCTCAACCTGTACCGCGATAGTGAGCGGTTCAAGGAGCTGTCGCCTAAGTCGCAGAAGGACTACTCAAAGGCCATCGAGAAGCTCATAGGAGCCCCTGTGGGCAACATTAAGTTTGGTGACGCAAAGCTAACGCAAGTCAAGAAACAGACCGTCAGGAGCTACCTAGACGCCTATCCCAGCCCAGTCGCAGCGAACCGCCAGATAGCGGTGCTCAAGTCTGCGTGGAACTGGACGCTAGAGCGTTACGAGGTGCCTGACAACCCGTGTATAGGTGTGAAGCTCAATCGGGAGGCCCCCCGGGAGAGATACGTCACGGATGACGAATTTGAGACGGTGCTAAGGATGGCGCCGCCACCTATATCCCAGATGATGGAGCTGGCTTATTTGCTCCGGGCTAGGCTCGGCGAGGTGCTATCACTGACCACCGAGGACGTGACAGAGAGCCATGTGCGTCTCGTGCGGTCAAAAGGGTCCGAGGGAGAGCTTACGATGCTCTCAGAGCGCCTCAGAGCCGCTGTAAGCGACGTTAGTGGTAATACGCATATATGCTACCAGTACGGTGAGAGCGCCTTTAGGAGCGCGTGGAGGCGCCTACAGGGCAAGATGAGATCTGAGGGTATTGAGCCGTTCAGCTTCCACGACCTCAAGGCCAAGGGTATATCCGACCACGAGACCAACCACGGAGGCCACCGGGACCCCAAGATGCGTAAGGTTTATGTGCGTACCCTGCAGGAGATACCGGCCACTAGGTAAAATTACCGCTTGACGAAGTTATTTACTCAGCGTAGACTGTCTTCATTGGATAGGGAGATGGATATGAAGAAGGGTGAATACATTAGCTGGGAGTGGCGCGTCCTGCACATGGACGCCGACGGCGACATCATAGACGCCAGCGAGCATGACACCTTAGCCGCTGCGCTTGAGGACTACCGCAATAATGACGGATCAGACATTGAGCTGGTGCGCGACCTTATCTGCGAGGACAACGGGCTGCTTGACCGACAGTGGGCATACCCGCTCGGCGCCTTCGAGCTTGACGGTGGCGCCACCATCCCCAAGCATATTAGCAAGCAAATGGAGGTGCTGAAATAATGAGATACACCATCGAAAGTGAGATCGACTTTGAGCTAGAGGGAGCGCCCCGCGTGTGGCGAGCTTACGTCATTGATGTCGATGAGGATGGCGTTGAGGAATTGCATTACATCGAAGGAACTACTGCATACGATAAACGCGAATGCCAAGAACAATTTGACGAAATAGCTAAAGAGATATGAGTTTTAATCCTCCGGGAACAAAAAGCAAGAATGGCCCAGAATATGGGCCTTTTTTTTGATTCTCGGGAACAAGTTTACGGTGAAATCGACGTACTACATAGCTCTCAGGGCTGTGACCCGGTGGCTGTTAATCAGCGGGTCGCTGGTTCGAGCCCAGCAGACGGAGCCATATATAGTAAGCCACAAGGACGTGGCGTGTCGAGAGTAGCCGACCCAAATCTCGGGAACAATCTCGGGAACACTCAAGGAGTTGTCATGGAAAAGCACAGCTACAAAGGCTATGAGATAGTCTACAACGAGGTTGAAGATTACTATGCTGTATTTCTGCCGGGGGGAGGCTTTGAGGGCCTTGAGACCCTAGAGGAAGCCAAGCAGTTTATTGATGCAAAGAGTCCAGATACCCCATAATCCCATCAAGCCACTGCTGATCCGGTTTCTGATACTCGGTTCCGTTAGTCTGCACTGACCTGAACCTTCTGTCAGGCCGTTTATTAACCCGCGATGGATGGTTAAACGCATCAGGGAACATTACATCAGCCGGCACAATTCCCTCCTTAAATTTATAGGTACCGTTACCCGGTATTATTGTGTCGTAGGACGGGTGTCGATCAAGGTTACTCAGCAGCCCACCGGGGTCTGCATCGACCGCCTTCATGCCTCTGAATCCAGCCATGCCCTGCTTTCCTAGCAGACCGGGCTCGAGTAGCCCGCTATAGATATCGTTAACTATCGGCCCGCCAGCGTCCTGCACCCCAGCCTTGGCGACCGTATCCATAAATATCTTTCTGCGATTACCCAGCGTGCTCTCAGCAGCCTCTGCACCGTAGTGAGGCAGCAGGAATCCTCTCAGCCCTTCAGGCGAATCTGGCCCGGCCTCGAGCCAGTCTACACTAACTCCTTTTGTATCATCCTTGTCTGGGAGCTTGCTCATTCTAGCGTTCAGCGCATCCCAGCCCTCACCGTGCATCGGATACTCATCGACATAGTTAGTCCAAATCTCGGACGGCATGTGTGAGAAGTTAGAGCCCTCGTTACCCATGTTGAGGTGCATGTACATTGGCGACTCGCCGGTATCACTCAGGATTTTCTGAGCGTGGCCCTGCTTGCCTGCAGCCGCACCTCTCATACTCATCCAAGCGTTGTACTTATCTGCGTGCAGCGGTCCACCGTTGACCGCGACAGGTTTTATCTTCCTGCCGCCTATCTGATTAACTTCACCAACCATCGTGCCATCAGCAGGCAGCCAAGTCAGTGGCGTCCCCTCTCTCGCCAGATCCTCATAGGAGATTTCCGTGGCCTCTAAATTGTCCGTGCCCACGGCCATACCACCTCCCGGCCTAGCCTCTTCCCGCGCCCGGATAACCGGGTCCTCCATCTGACGCTGCTTCTTCTTCCATTGACTCGCCGCGATGTTATCTGGACGCGGTCCATCAAGGTCAATATTTGCCAGCACCGGATTCTGCGAATAGGGAGAAACCTCGCCTCCATCTTTTACCTTCAGCGGGTCATAAACCTCTGTCGGGATCTCCTCGCCAACCTTTCTGGTTTGCACCTTCTTGCCGGTAATTCCAAGCAACCCACTTGGCAGCTCCTCAGCGGCATCTCCGCCTCTTCCCAATACCGATTTAAGGCCCTTTGCTGCTAGGTCGCCAAATATAGGCACCTCTCCCAGTACCGTAAGCCCAGCCTCAAACGCAGCCTCCCCGTAGTTACCCTCGTTGATCGCCCTAACAGTGTTGTCTATTCCAACACCTGCGCCGACGCCCGGCAAAAACTGTGGCGCGATGGCTGCTATCGGACCCCAAAACTCAGCCCTCTCAGGGCTTACTCCCAAGCCTAGCAGGCCCTCTGTCGCAGCTCGCCCCATAGTCTCTTCTATGCTGCTGGTATTGCTCAGGGCCACGCTCAGGGAATTCTGCGCTGCGTTACCCGCGTTCTCTGTAAGGCCCATGATATTAGGCCCGCTGTAATCGGGATCGAATGCGGCATTTTCTGCGTGGCGGATCTTTACGTCGGGATAGGAGCCAAGGATATTGTAAACGTCAGAGGGCTCACCATATCCGTTGTAATCATCCATCATGTCCTCGAACTTCGTGCCCTGTAGCCCTCCCCCGGTGCGACCGTTACCCTGCTTTACCGCGTTTGCTATCTCGTCACTACCCATTGCCATGCCGTATCCGGGCACGTTCACATGTGGGTATGTGTACTCATTCCCGTAAACATCTACCTCCAATAAGTTATTGGCGTTAGTCCTTAGTGGCGTCACCGCGCCTTCCCTCTTAACGTAGTCTCCGCTGGCCTCATCCCAGACATCCCCACGATTGTCGGCATAGGTCTGAGCCGTCCTTGGCGAGTTAGACAGGAACATATCCTCATCGCTTCTTGGCGGCCTGTCAGCAGAGTGGCCTCGGTATAGCTGGTCAGGGGTCATCTGCTCCTCTCGTCTAGCGACCCTGCTGGCCTCGTCCATAGGCAGATCGCCATCAAATATTTTCTGGGCGACCGAGTCCGGGAAGCCCATCTCGATTAGCTCTTTTAAACTCCTACCTGCGGTCAATAAACCCATAAGTTAAATCCTAAACTTTTCATATTCGCCAGAATTAAGCTCTATCTGAACCACGTCTTCTATGGCCGGGTCGTCCAGCCTTATGCCCCACTTCTGCGACCACATCTGCTCCAGCCACGGTGGGTAGCTGTACTGTGGCTCGCACTCGTAACTCACAAAGTCCAGCAGCTTGCCGCCCTTGTGCTTTCTTGCCGCTCTAGCGTGCTCCGCCTCGCTAAACGCGTGACTGTCCGAAAACTTCTCGATGTGAAGTAGTGAACCGTCGTCCTGAATTTCTAGTGTCCCTGCAATCTTCATTTATCTTCCCTGATAGGTATGAAAAAGCCCTCCCGGAGGAGGGCTATCGTGTTCCTACTTACTCGCCGCCAGCGGCTGCTGAGGCAGTGTAAGAGGCCATGTGCCCGCTTGCCTTCTCGTTGAGAGAAACCAGAGTGTGCTCACCAACGATTTGACCGTGGACAGAGTCGCCAGTCTTGGCCAGCTTCTCTTGCTTCCAACCGCGAAGGGTTGAGACCTTCCACTTGCTAGAATCTACAACGTAGATAGATCCAGCAGGCATGAAGCGGTCAGGAACAAACGTCACAGTGCCCCAAGGCGTCTGGTACCGAACGAGGTTGTTATTAACCTTGTCTGGTGACACTTGGTTGCGCTGGTTGTTGTTGCCCTCGAGCACCGCTACTGCAGCAGCCATCAAGTCAGACGCGAGGTAGATACGGTCTGGCTCTCCGCCTGCGTTCCAGATAGCTTCCAAGAGGCTGTCAAAGTCAGCCTGCGTGAAGGCAGCACCAGAGCCGGCAGCGAAACCGCCAGAGCCGTCTGCAGCAGTTGGGAAGGTCGCGTCACCTACCGTGTTGGTAGTGATCCAGCCGCCCACGCCACACAACATGCGAGCCTTGGTGGTAGAGCCAGCGTCACGAGACTGAGTACCCAAAAGGGCCATCTCGAGGTCACGCTTCAGTGCCTTACCGGCCTGCAGTGCTTGGTAGGCGTACTCTTTGTTACGGCCAGCCAGTGACAGCTTCTCAGCAGTGCCAGAGACCTTAAAGCCTTCCTTCTGGATCATCGTGTAGTTGCCGACCCGTACTGTTGGGTTGAAACCAGACAACGTGTCAGCTCCCTCAACGTGACCCGTTACTGCTGCGTCACGAAGCTCGCTTGTCTGCCACTCGGTGTAGGTGTTGCTGGTAGTCGTCTTCCCACACTTGGTGTAGAACGGCGTCTCTGTGGGGCTGATGTCAGTAATGATGTCTGACAGGTCCTCACGGATACCAGTGATGCCACCCTCGTCGGTGTAGCCGGGGCGGTTCAAATCTCCGCCGTATGAAGTACCAATTGTAGCCATTGTTGTATCTCCTAAAATTTTTAAAGAAAAGTTATTTACTCAAGAATTAAGCCCATCGCGTCTTCGATACTTCCAGACTCTCTGAGCTTCTGCTTCATCTTCTTTCGTGACGCCTGTGCGGCGCTGACCTTGCGCTTCTTACCGCGCACGACCCCGTTCTTGACCTTCTGCTCAACCTTTTTCTTACCAGATGCGCTGTTCAAGTTGTTGTACTTCACTGCATCCATAAGGACGCGGACGTGTCGGTGGTCCATCAACATCGCTAGCTCTTCGGGTGCGAAGCCATAAGCCTCGGCCGCTGTAGCCACGAGGTTTTCTTTCGCACCTTGACCCGTGCTCTCGTCAAACAACTCAGGGGCATAGCCCTGCAACAATTCGGCCTCTCTTGCGAGGTAGACCTGCTTTGCGTGAGTCTGCACTTCCTGATTTTCTTGAACTTGCTGCTGCAAGTAGTTGAGCTTATGCTGGTACTCGTTAGCCTGCTGATCGTAGGCTAGCTTCTGCTCCATGTAGCCAAGAGGGTCGCTGTTAAATAGCGCCTCATCGGGTGCCACTGGCGGTGCTGACAGTGCCCCAGATTGCAACATCTGGAAGGCTTGCTGTATCTGCCCGCGCTCGTGTGAGAGCTGTGCAAAGAGCTGCTCAGTTTCCTTTCGGTGGTGAGCCACCTTCTGCATGCTCTGGTTGATGAAACTCTGACCTGAATAGCCTCTCTTTAACTCCTCTAGGTCTACCGTAACTTCCTTACCATCAATCTTGACGGCGAAAGTCTGTGGCTCCTTACCGGAATCATCGTCTGCGTATTCTACGTCTTCGTCATCTTCCTCTACTTCTTCGGAATCGTCCGACTGATCGTCCTCACTGAGGGTGGTATCAGCCTCCTCCTCCTCTTCGTCATACTCCCCTTCTGCTACGGTTTCTGACCCCTCTTCATCGACAGGGCTAGGCTCCTCTCGCTCATACATCTGCTCAAGTAACGCCTCGTCCGTTAATTGTCCAAGATCGTCGCGGGCTGGTGATCCTGATTCTGGCCCGGTATCAACTAATTCCTGTTCACTCATTTTTTAACTCTCCCTGTCGAGTTTCGCGTCTGCCGTTATGGCGTCGAACGCACTTTCCAAATAACCCACGGCCTGAATGGCTTGGTGGGCTTCGAGAACCTTCTCCGAGGTGGAGTGTGGGTTCTTGAAGATCGTGGCGGCATCTTCCTGAATACCGCTTAGTACATAGATTAGGATCTCGTCTTCTCTAAGAGTTTTGACTCGATCTGCTAAGTCTTTTTTATTCATTTACTGCCCCATCCTTGGCGCGTTGATTTTTGCGTATAGCGATGCCTCGTCGAACATCGCCTTGTTATCTAGTGCCGCAGCGTCCAGTGCTATCTTGGCGTCGAGCTTGTCCCTCTCGAGGTCTCGGTCCATAGCGTCCTCGGCGAATCGTGCCTGTAGCTGTTGCATGTCGTCCTGCTGCTTCTGTTGCATTTCGGCCATCTTGAATTGCTGCTTCTGCTGCATCTCGGCCTGAGCTATCTGAATCTGCGCCTGTGCCTTGACCTGCTCGGCTTGGACTAACCCGGCGTTGGGGTCTGGTTGCTGTTGCTGTGCCTGCTGCGCCATCTGCATCATCTGCTGGGCCTTGGCATCGTCCACGGGCTGGAAGTAGCGGTCAGCGTTCTGTACGCCCGCTAGGCGTAGCATGTCGGCCACGGTGTTGGTGACCTCCTTGGGGCCCACGATGCCGTTCATTAGACCGAACTGGGAGATGATCTTCTCCTGAGCCATCATCGCCTGCTGCAGCGCCATGAGCTTCTGTTGCTCGTTACCAGTGCCCAGTCCCACGTTGACCA